TTATTTGAACTGCTAATTTTTCACCTGTTCTAAACTCTGAAGATTTTTGTGTTGCCACAAATTGTGGATAATCACTAAATTTGATTATTGATGCAAAATTTTGAGCACCTGTATCAGCAACACCGGGATTTGAGGCAGATGCTGGTAATTCAAATTTCAATATTGCAGGATCAGTATTATTATATTCAACAACATTGAAAAATACAAACCCATTATCTGGTGAATTGAATCCAGTACCAGTAGTTCCTTTTGTAATATTTTCTACAAAGATTTGTTCTCCAGCGACAAATTGTGGTGTTGCAAAACCATTAATTGGTGTTTTTAAAGTACATGTAACAATACCAGAGTTACTACTTTCAACATTAGTTACTCTATAACCATTAGTATTGTTAATAGTTCTTAGAATTTGGGTTTTAGATGTTAAACCTCTAGGAGACTCTAACAAATCTACACTAGATATAGAATTTGCTGCTAATTTTACCTGAATGACTCCTTGATCATTAGTCAAATTACCTGTATCAGGATCAATAACTACTAAATCAGGAGCATCAATATAATTGTGTCCACCATTAACAACTTCAATGTTCGTGATAGAATCTGAATTGATGAGTGTAACAGTTGGCGATAATCTGGCCTCAGGACGTAATGTTTTATCGGAATGATAGTCGAATCCGGGATCAGTAATTCTTACTTTGTTAATATTATTAATTGATGATGAAAGACATAAAATAGCAGCACCAGTTCCGGTAGTGCTTATCACACTTGTAACACTAGGGACATTCTTATAACCAAATCCACCTGAAGTTAAATTTATTTTACTTATACCACCAGTTACGTTTGAAGAAGATGTCTCATAAGTTACTGTCGATGCGGCTCCTGATAGATAAGATCCTTGTTCAGGAACTTCGTTCAATGAAATATTAAAACCACCAGTAGTAGCACCAAAAGCGGTATATGATCCGTTATATTTACTATCAATATATGAAATTCGTGAACCATTTTTAACATCAGGATCTGATGTGCTTATAAATCCTGTTTTTTCTAACGTATAAAATAATTTTTCAGGATTTGTTTCATCAAATCTTAATGTTACTGTAGATGTTGTGCCAATACCTGCTGTACCATTTCTTAATACCCCAAAGTTTGTTGAAGATCCTGTTGATACAAATTCATTCTTAAATTCAGAATCAAAATAAAAATTCAAATTATATCCAATCAGAGATGGATCAGAGACATAGAATTTTAAATTATCATTTCTAATAATTTTTAAATGTGGATTTACTAATGATAACTCTTGTGTACCTCCGCTATTAGTTGTAATTCCAAGTGTGTTTGGAGGTTCGTTTATCACATCATACCTTGTTTCAGCTAACCTAAAATGATCATCATCAATTCTATAAACAAAATATGTCCTTTCGGATGTTAATCCAGTAGCTGGATTACCGTTGTAGAATAATTTTTGTCCAGTTTCAAATCCATGATTGATTATATTGATCTCATCTGTATTAACTTCAGAATTTGTAAATACTGTCGGATTAATTAGTAACTTACCATTTTTTGAATCATATTTTACGATAACTGACGTAGATCCAGCACCAATACCCTTAGTCTCATTTGAAACCAAAGTGATATCTACACGATCATTATTTTGAAGACCATGTAATGTAGAACCAGCGGATACTGTTGATATACCTACAGTAGCAGTTATTCTTTCAACTTTACCTTTCACTTGAGGGAAGTTAGATTCAATAGAATACTCAAAATTATCAAAACTACCTGTCTTGAAAAATACGGGTTCTTGATTTGCTGTCAGAGCAATACCAATAAGATCATCAGAAAATTTTCTTACATATACTGTTGTAGAAAAACCAGAGGATGGTAATGTAAAATCAGCACCTACTTTAAATCTCTCTCCAATACCGATGGTAAATGCGGTATTAGGTGAAGTTGTTGGTCTTCTAAGTATAACCTCTTGATTATCCTCAAAAGGATGATTTGGTAAGAAAATTGCTTTTGCAGGTATAGAAATAACCTCTGATAGTTCGCCAATGGTGTATGATTTACCGATTGAAACAGATCTACCAACTGTTTCTGCAACACCAACTGCCTCCGCAGGGTTAAAATAAACTAAACTGTTTTTCTTGGATATAAAATTCCCTATGTCCGATGTTTGTAATTTTATTGTTTGTGGAATTGTTTGAACTAATCCACCTAAAGTATGGAATTTACTTGTCTCAGCTGCACCAACAATACCTCTTTTTACTCTTAAAATACCTCTACGATTAAAAGCATTTAACACTAATAATTTTTCTGTTCCTATACCAATACTACTTCCTGCAGAGACTGTAGGTGGCACTGTTGCTAAGTATATGTCTGTTACTATTCCAGCTGTGTTTGCCTCTCCTAATCCTTTATATAACACAGTGCTCTCAGAACTTACTCCAATCTTATGAGAATTTGTTAATTTCGGTATGCTCGTTGTTAATCCGGATATTACGACTACATCACTGGTATTCAAATTATGACTAGTAGATATAAACCCAGATACTGTTCCATTTCCACCACTGACAAAAACAACATCTCTATATGTGGTTACACCAACTGTTATGTTTTCAATATCTCTACCTTCTATTTTTGATACTGCTGCGCTCGCCCCACCACCATCAGTATTTGTATTATCAAAGATTAAACTATCTCCAATCCTGTAGTTATCACCGGAGGAAACAATATTGAAGTTATCAATACTTCCAGATGTTACTGAGTCAATTATTGAATGTTGTTGTTTTATTTCATAAGACTCAATTGCGAAATTGTAATCTGCATTTTTATCATCGAATTTATATGGTAAAGAATTCCTAGTTAAGTTTGATGAGTTAAAATCAAAATTATTTTGATTAATTGTGAAATTATCTGGAATTGGATCAGATCTGTAAGTGTCACCTATGAAATATGGATAAACTGGATTTTGATTTATGGAAGATACGCTTGCAAAATATGCATAAACTCCATCAGGAAAATCTGGTGTTTTACAAAATCTTCCATTATTTTCATCTAAATCACCACTATTATCGTAAACATAATCCTCTATGAAAAATCCTGCAGGAAAAACAGTAGTAGATGGTCTATTAAACACTAATGAAGAATTTTTAGTATATCCAGATGCTAGTGTTTTAGAAGGAGAATTAATATTATTCGCTTCAGAATATCCAAATGGCCCATAAATTGGATTACCATCGTATGCCCATCCGATTATTGGTGAATGAACCTGTGGTGATGTGACAGTATCACCAAAAGATGTTTGTATTTTACCAGCGTAACCTAAAACAGAGTATTGTAAATTAGTTTCTGATTCTCGCAATAAAATTTCATCTCCAAACCTTTCTAAATTATTAACAGTTAAATCTCTAACTGAAGAATCGAGTATAAAACCAGATCCGTTAGGAGTCACCTTCACCACTGGTTGAGATGTATATCCTATACCTGCATTGATGACTTTAACTTCCGTAATTTTTCCATCGTTAACAATCGCTCTTAATTTTCCTCCTATTCCTGTTCCTATACCAATAATGTCTAAATCAGGAGCAGATGTATATTCTTTACCACCAAATCGTACATCACATGAAATAATTTTTCCTTCAAAAACTATTGGTTTTACTTCAGCACCGGATCCATTCAAGATTTTTATATTTGGTTTCTTTTCAAAGTTAAGTATATTTGAACCATAATTTGTTCCAGATTCATATAGATAACCATCAACTAATGGGCCACGAATTTTAGGTGTAATAACTAATGATTCAGTTCTACCCGCAGATACTGGTGAGTAAACTGCACTTACAGAAAGAACCACTGGTTCAAAGAAAAATTCATGATTACTTAAAGATGAAACTTCTGATATTCTTACAAAATTCTTTCTCAAATAATTTGAGTTAGGATCTGCAGCTCCTACACCAACATCAATCAATCTAAATTTATCATCATCTAATTTTAAAACACGATAACGTGTGGTAACTCCAAGTCCTACAGGTGCGTGATTTGCATCTCCACTTGATGGTGCATATTGAACTAGATCACCAGTTATGAACCCATGATCTTTGAAGTTAACTGAATTATCTACTGTGGTTATACCAACTGGTTTTACGATTAATTTTCTATTGGTATAGTTAGTCCCCTTTTCTATAACTTTTACAGACTTAAGATGATTTTTTAAATTTAGTAGAGTGAATTTATGATTTCCAGTTTGATTCTCTACAGTATATCCAATAGTATTAATACCAGCAGAGTAATCCTTTTGTGTTGGATATAATTTTATTGAAGAAATTCCAACCACCTCTGGGTAGTATATTGATCCATCAATTAGTGTTTTATTTTGTACGGTATTTGACCCTGCAAAAGTTCCAATTCCTATTGATGGATGACCATTATTACTGTAGATTAAAGGTTCTCCATTTTCCAAATTATGTGGAATATCTGTATAAATTATATCCTCAATATGATCAACTCCACCACGTTTAGTTCTTAATCTACCATCAAAAGTTAATTCTCTTTGTCTTTTTGTTATTATTGGTTTTAAAATTGCTCCAGATCCATTTCCACCAGATAAAGTAACAGATAAAACTCTTTCAATATCAAAATTTTGTTGATCAACTAAAACTTCCTCTAATGTTCCAGTCACAACAGGTTGAATTAATGCAGTGGTTCCAGCTCCAGCAGGGGCAGGTACAGTAATTTCGGGTGGATTTATGACATCAAAATTTTTACCTTGATTAAAAATAATAAAATCTGACAGTGGGCCGTAATAAATTTTATCAAGAGATTTATAGTTTGCTATCTCTACACCGTTTTTTAGAATACCTGTTGTTCCAACATCAGTTTTTATTGAGTTTCCATTTTTGATATTTGCTTCAGCTGGGAACTTTTTAAGTATTTTTTGAACACCAATCTGTTCATTTTTATGTCTTAATAAAACAAATCTATGAGTTCCTGTGGTTGAGATTCCGGTATTTGTAAATTCAAGATATGGTGGTCGGGCAAGTTCTACTGTAGTTACAGTAATAAATGATCTGGATGGGTATAATCTTAAAATTTTATCAGGATTACCAGAATCATCTGGTAAAACCTCTGCATAGTATACACCTCCAGTGGTATCTAAACCAACTAAAGGATCTTCACTTGGAATGTATGCAATCGCATCACCAGTAATAAATTCTAATTTTTTATCAAACTGTAGTTTAGAATATAAGTTAGTAACATTATTTTTTTCTAATAATTGACCTGTTACTATACCAGCGTTATTTGCAACTCCTATTTGGGGATTCGCACCTAATTCTGATTTGACAACAGTTTTTTCAATTAAATATGATGGCATTGAAGATGATGCCACATAGTAATTTTCATCATTATCGTTATATGTGTTTTGAACATTTGCTGTAATTTTATTATTACCAAATTCTAAATCAACATCTGCAGCACCAACAGCCTTGTCTAATTCTCTTTGTATATCATGATCTTTTCCACCAACAAATAACTTCTGGTTTAATTCAATTTGATTACCACCTATAACTCTTTCAACAATAATACCGGTCTGTTTTGGAACTGTTGATCCCTTAGCTAAATATGATACTTTATCACCGGTTTTAAGATTAGATTCATCTAAAGAGGCCTTTGTAATAAATGATGAATATGATGTAGTTAATCCAGTTGTCTCTAATTTAAATCTACTCGCAGTATTATATAACCAAGAATTAAAAAATACAGTTTTTCTAGTTCTATCCCTTGCTAATATTGGATTAGGTATTTCTTCACCTAAGTTTTTGACTGTTATTTTTTCACCTTCAAGAGTTACACTTGCATCTTTAGTGGGTAGTAATTCAAAATCAGATAGAACCCCAGTAATTCTCAATTCAACTCTTTTAGTCAAATCACCATCTTCATATCCAAATATAAACTCATCACTTCTTAAATCGTCAGTTGACCTAATTGAAACACCTATACCAGTGCAATTTAAGAATTGATTGATAGTTTTATCAGTATAAGTAATGGTATTGATTCCATTGACCCCATTTGCAATCAAAATACCAGTGGTACCAAATCCAACTGTAGAATCAACAGTTAATAAATTAGAATTTATGGGAGCATCTTCAATAATTCTTGTCTTTCCGGGTATTGAAAAGGTTCCTTGTATTGCTGTTCTTTCATCATAACCCACAAATAAACTAAGTTTATAATATGTTGTTATACCTAAATTACCTGAACGACTAAAAATCTCAACTTCAGATACAGATCCTGAAGTATTTAAATCTGTTGATTTAGTTATCGTTTGTCCTACGAGTTTATTTGGATCACCGGATATCTGTTCCGCTATGATTACTTCTCTTCTAAGATACTCTGCAGATGAAGGTTTAATTAATAAATTTTCAAGATCAATAATTTTTGGTGTAATCCCGTATAAAACATTAAATAAAATACGGAATGATTCTTCAGTTCCTTTAGATTTGTATAAGGATTTTGATTCTTTTATAAAATTACTTATATCAACATTTGTATTTAATTTAGTATCTTCTAAGCCAGGAGTTAAATATGATTTAACTTTTTTATAAAATTCTTGAAGAAATAGAACACTTAGATTTTCAACTGAAGATGTTGCAGTATGAATACCAGCAACCGATGTAGAAAATACTAACTCTCCTAGATTATTAGGATCTGTATAAGAAGTGATACCACAAAATCCACGAGTAACATCAATAAATTCTGTTGAACTCTTAGATGAATATGTAAAAATTTCATCATCTATTTTAAAGAGACCATGTTTATCAGGAAATCCTTTTGTTGATGAAACAGTGATGGTAGTATCAGATGTACTGATCCCTGACGTAAGCGTTGTAATACCTACGATCACTTCTGGTGTAAGATTATCTAATTTTAAATATTGATCTAAATTATCAGTTAAATCTATAACACCACCACGGTGCTCTTGTGAAATATAATATTGCTTTAAAAAATCAGGTAATAATGGGCTCTCTGATGTGATAAACTCAGGGAGTTGGTTTTCAATTATGTCCTGAACCTGTATACGCTTGTTTATTCCAGTTCCGATCATGTTCTTGTTAATTCTCCGTTAGAATAACTTGATGTTACCTTATAACCGACACCAGATATCTGTTCACCTGATGTAATTGTATCTTTAACCATATTTATTTCACTACTTGGGATGTTAAAATCTAAGTAGAGATCTTGTAAACCTATAATATCATTTGATTCTGGGAAAGCCTGCACTTCAATAATATTGTTTGGTTTATCAGTTGAAATTATATTTATCGTAGATAAATTTATTTCACCATGAACATAATCAACAGTTCCAGCAGATTTAACAACAACGATTGTTTCACCTGCTGTATTTTTTCTTACAACTGAGATAGTTCCTGTTAATTTGTCATCATTTGGAATATCCGTAAAGAATACCGTTTCAATTGTACCTAAAATTTTGAATCCGGTACTTTTTATATTGAGACCCTCTGGTTTTACATTAAATTGATTACCAAAACATAATTCATATTGTGCAAATTGGTTAACTAAAGCATTTAAGTTTCTTCTTATCTTGACTCTAGTAATATTTGATGTGATTGCCCTATCGATATTATCAACAACGTTTAATACTTTACTATACTTAAATCTACCACCAAATTTATTTACATCTCCAGAATTAGAGTATTTTGTTAAAGCTGATGTGATTTTTGTTTTTAGATCATTTACTGTGGCAACTTTAGTTGAATCGTAGTATATGAAAGACTCTACTTCAACATAAAGAACTTGTAGGTCAACAATTTTTTGATTGATACCTGTCAAAGAATAACTCTTTAACTTTGTTAAAATTTGTGTTTTGTCAAAATCAGATACAAATTCACCATTTTTTGGTTTGATCGTTATCAATACAGTTCCAAACTGAGGTGGATCAACTTCTTCACCACCTACAACAGACACACTCTCCGTATTTGGATATATTGTTTGTATTATTGACTCATAATCTCTTGATGTAACTGCCCTGTACTGTGATGAATACAATCTAGGTGCAAAATACTTTATTGAGTCAATAGTTTCAATATCACCACCATTCGCAGCTGCTGAGATTGTATTAATTGTTGGAATGGTAGAAGGAGTAATTACTTGACCAGTATCCCCTAAGAAATTACCTGCAAAGTTAAAGAACTCAGGGCCATTACCCTCAGAACCTGAAGTAACAATATATTGAACTGTGATCACCGCACCATTTTCAGGTTTGCGTCCAAAAATACCGTCACCAAATAAAAGTTCATATCTCTCATCTTGTATCTCTTGTATTAGATAAGTATCTGATATTGAACTAATTCCAACTATATTATCAATCATCTTATATTGTTTACCCAGAACACCCGGAGTGCCCACATAAGCAACGATAGATGATGAATCGATGTTTGCGTTATCTAAAATAAAACGTTGCTCTAAAGACCCGTCAACGATGTATTGTGACGTTAAAAATGTCCCTTCTAATACTTCAATTGGACTAGATGCAGATCCAAAATTTGCAACTCCAACTCCACCTGTTACAGTTGTAGTAGCAGTTATCTCTTCAGAGATTGAAAACACTACATCAGAGTCATTCTGCCTTCCAACACACACTAGGCCTGGTTGTAAGGTCATTGAAGAACTTGTGGTATTTGCAGTAACTGAAAATGATATTGATGCTCTTGCTGCTGTTTTTGAACGAGGCACGTAACCAATGTTTCTCGCCATTGATACGACGTTTTCTCTTAAAGTTGCTGAGTCTAAGAAAGATTCGTTAACAACAAGATTAGAATTAAATGCAGAGATATAAGTATTGTAAGCAAGAGTGTCAATCAAGACTGAAAAATTTGATCCTTCAAAGTCAAAGTCAGTAAAATTTGAATTTGCTCTTAAATAATTTTTAATTTGTGTTTTAATCTGATCGAAGTCAAGATTAGTGAATTTAGTTACTGGCATTATCTCGTTGCTTTAAGTATGAATGAAAATTCTTGTGAGGGGAAGTCTTGACCAACAATATCAAAGATTACAACTACCTCATATTCATTTTGATCTGGTCTTGGATCAACATTAACCTCTAAATTATCAATTCTTGATTCATAATTTTCAATTGTGGTTTGAATTTGTTTTTCAATTATTGATGCAGTACCAAAATCAACGAATCCGGGAACATTTTCAAATAATAAACCTCTTACATCAGATCCAATAGTTGAATTAAAAAATCTTTCATTTGGAATAGTTTGAACAAGATTACGAACAGACCTTTTAATTGCATCTGCATTTTTAAGCACACCAATATCATTAGTCACAGGATGCCTTTTGAAAGACAGACTAATATCTTTGAATGCTCTCGATATTCTTGTTATCGCCATTAAACGATCTATTTTTATCTATTTATACCTATCTATTTAGCTGATTCATATTATAGTCTTCAGAATCAAAATAATTAAGCAACCACCATGCTACTGAACGTGGATTTTTTGCTCCACAAGTGAAAATATCGATTGCAACACACCCTTTTTCAGGCCAAGTATGACAAGAAAGGTGACTTTCACCTAAAGTAACGGTACAAGTCACCCCATAAG